AGAAACAATTGGTGATGGTCAAAAGTTTTATGCTTCTGGCTTTACCGTAGCTTAATAAGGAGAATCTATGCCTATTTACAGAGCTAAAGTCAAGTGTTTCGTTGGTCAATCCATGCGAGAACCTGATGAAGAGTTTGAATACAACGGAGAGTTTAATAGTAATCTTGAATTAGTTAGCGGTGAAGAACCTCAGACAACTGTAAAATCTGAAATAAAGACCGCTAATTTAGAATTGATGACTAAAGCAGAACTTGAAGTTTATGGTCGCACTATCGGTATTGAACTTGATAGAAGACAAACAAAAGATACTCTTATCAAACAACTTGAAGCAGCTAGTAAATAGGCTTAGTCTTCTTTTTTTATTACAGGGGGCTAGTAGTATAACTGCTAACCTCTCTTTTTTTTAGGAGATAACATGGCAACTGAAGTAGATATTTGCAACCTTGCCCTAGCTAATTTGGGTGATGATGCAACAATAGCTACGCTATCCCCACCAGAAGGATCAGCACAAGCAGAAAAAGCTTCAAGGTTTTATCCAATTGCAAGAAACAGTTTGTTGGCAATGCATACATGGAGTTTTGCATCTAAACGAGGTAGTTTGGCTTTGACAACTAACACGTTAGATCAATGGGATTATGCATATGCAGCACCTGCTGACATGATGTCTGCTGTTGCAATAATATCTCCAACAGCACAAAACGATTATGCTACAAGAATGTCTGCCGGTGATACTCCCGGCGGTATAACATCTAATTATGCGCCAACAATTGTAGCTGGACAATATACACCACAACAATTTGCGATAGAAGGATCATATATATACACAAATCAAGAAAATGCAATGTTGAGATACCAAGCATTAATAACCGATCCAACTTTATTCCCACCTTTATTTATTAATACATTATCTTGGCATTTAGCATCAATGCTTGCAGGGCCAATAATAAAAGGTGATCAAGGCATGGCAGAAGCAAAACGTTGTATAGAAATGATGCAAGGTTATTTAGCAAGTGCAAAACAAGCAGATAATTTACAAAGAGATATAACAATAGAACATATTGTTCCTTGGACATCTGGGAGATAAATTATGCCAACTACACGCACATTTTCTAAAGCATTTTCAGCAGGTGAAGTTTCACCAGAAATGTTTGGGCGTATAGATGATGCTAAATATCAACAAGGCGCAGCAAAAATGCGTAATTTTATTGCTAAACCACAAGGGCCAGCACAAAATAGACCGGGATTTAAATTTGTAAAAGAAGTAAAAGACAGTACTAAAGCTACAAGATTGTTGTCATTTACTTTTAATACTGTGCAAACCATGGTTATTGAAATGGGTAATACCTATTTTAGATTTCATACTCAAGGACAAACTTTGCAATATACAGATGGGGCAGCATGGAACGGTGGTACAAACTATACAGTAGGAGATATAGCAAAATATAGCGGTACAAATTATTACGCTAAGACAGCGCACTCTAATAGCCAACCACCAAATGCTACTAATTGGTATGCGTTACCTGCTGATATGACATATGAAATACCGTCACCATATTTAGAAGCAGAGTTGTTTGATTTGCATTATGTACAATCTGCTGACGTTATGACGTTAGTACATCCAAATCATCCACCAAGAGAATTAAGAAGATTAGGTGCAACAAAATGGGAACTTAAATTAATTGATTTTGGTAGCCCTATTGCAGCACCGGGAGGAGTTAGTGTAGCTGCGTATATACCTGCATCTGCCAGTATTAACACTGATACTTATCAAGCACACGAATATGTAGTTACTTCTATAGCAGCAAATTTAGTAGATGAAAGCGCACAATCTAGTTCTGCTTCTGTACAAAATAATATTTTTGTAACTGGTGCAAAAAATACAGTAACTTGGAATGCAGTAGCTGCTGCTGATAGATATAGAGTTTATAAAAATCAAGGTGGTATATATGGATTTATTGGAGAAACTACTGCTACAACTATTATTGATGACAATATAGGGCCAGATTTTTCTGTAACGCCACCAATATATGAAAATGATTTTGTAGGTAGCGGTAATTATCCCGGTGCTGTATCTTATTTTGAACAACGCAGAGTGTTTGCAGGTACAAATAATGCACCGCAAAATATATGGATGACTAAATCAGGTACTGAAAGTAATATGTCTTTTGGTTTACCTATACGAGATGATGACCGTATTGAGTTTAGAGTTGCTGCTCGTGAAGCAAATACTATTAGGCATATAGTTCCATTAACAAACTTACTTATGCTTACAGGGTCAGCGGAGTGGCGTGTAACTTCTGTAAACAGTGACGCCATAACACCTACATCTATATCGGTAAAACCACAATCGTATGTTGGTGCAAATAATGCACAGCCAGTAATTGTTAATAACAGTATGGTTTATGCTGCATCTCGTGGTGGTCACGTTAGAGAATTAGGTTACAACTGGCAAGCTAATGGTTTTATTACAGGTGATGTATCAATTAGAGCAGCACATTTATTTGATAATTTTGAAATTGTAGACATAGGTATGGCAAAAGCACCATTGCCTGTAGTTTGGTTTGTAAATAATCAAGGTTTATTATTAGGACTTACATATGTACCAGAACAACAGATAGGTGCATGGCATCAACATGACACTGATGGTTTGTTTGAAAGCGTTGCAGTAGTTTCTGAAGGTGCAGACGATGTAGTTTATTGCGTTATAAAAAGAACTATTAATGGTGCAACAAAAAGATATATAGAACGTATGGGAACAAGAATTTATGCAACCCAACGTGATAGTTTTTTTGTTGATTCTGGTTCTACATATGATGGTACAAATACAGATAATTCTAGAACTGTAACTATTTCTGGCGGTACAAATTATACAAGAGGTGAAAGCGTTACAGTAACCACTAATTATAATTTATTTCAAGCACCACCAAGTGTAGCTGATGTAGATGATGCGATAGTTATAGTAGATGGTACAGACACATATAGGTGTGTAATTATATCTACTACAAGTGCAACAGTAGCAACTGCAAGATTAGAAAGAGATTTACCAGCACCTTTACGCAACACAGGATTAACATCATATGAAGTTGCAAGAAATACAATATCAAATTTAAATTATTTAGAAGGTAAAACTGTAAGCATATTGGCAGATGGTGCTGTGCATCCACAAAGAGTAGTAAGTAGTGGCACAATAGTTCTAGAACGTGCTGCCAGTGTTGCTCATATAGGTTTGCAATATAATAGTGATTTGCAAAGTTTACCTTTAGCTTTGCAAGTAGAAGCTTTTGGTCAAGGTAGAGTAAAAAATATAAATCATGTTTGGTTAAGAGTATTAGAATCTTCTGGTATTTTTGCTGGCCCTAGTCCAGACAAATTAATAGAAGCAAAACAAAGAACTACAGAACCATATGGTGAACCACCAAGATTAAAAACACAAGATATAAAAATTATGTTAACTCCTACTTGGCAAGACAATGGCCAGTTATTTGTACGACAAACTGACCCATTACCATTAACAGTAGTAGCATTAACTTTAGAAGTAGCTATTGGTGGATAGTGTAACCGTAAACAAGAAACCTATATGTATATTATTAAAATAGGTACTTTGTTGAACTAATGGCAACAGGTTGGTCAAGTTTAGGATTAGGAGATAAATTAGGTCTTGGATTAGGTATCACAAGCACACTTACTGGCATGATTGCTGATAAATCTGCTGCTAATACTGAAAAATATAAATTAAAAAGTCAGGCATTAAATCTTGAGCATCAGCGTGACATGCAGAAGCTCAACAGACGTATGTTGGAAAGTCAAGCGCAACATATAGCAAGAGCATATAACAAACGATTGCAAATACAATCTCTTAAATATGGTCAGCAAATTTCTAAATCCAGAGCATCATTTGCTTCAAGAGGTATACAGATGGGTGTTGGTAGTACTGCAAATGTTTTTGCCAGTGCTGAATTAATGAAAGAAATAGATAGGTTAACTTTAAACACAAACAAAGTAAGAGCTATGAATGCACAAAGAACTCGTGCAGTTGGCATTGGTATACAAGCAAATATGCTTGGTGTATCGGCTAACAATATGTTTGCTACCGCTTCTTCTATTAGTCCGTTTATGAATATGACTAGTACGTTGTTAACAGGAGCAACCAACATCGTTGGTAATTTACCAAAAAATTTCTTTGGTTAATTAATTATGGCAACAGTACCTTTAACACCACAAGAAGGATTAGAAATTGGCTCTGCTCCACAATTTAGTAGTGGCAGAATAGAACCTATACAAGATACCGTTACTGATGATTTACAAAATTTTGCTAAAGCACAACAAGATGTATCTGCAATTGCTTTTAAATTACAAGATGAATTTAACGATGCTGAATCAAAAAAATTATATAACGATTTTTACAGCGAACTAGAAGCAAATACTAATAATTATTTAACTACTAAAGGTTTTGATGCTGTAAAAACAACTAATAAAGAAGAAGGTATTTCTGCTTTTGATGAATTTAATAATAGCAACAATCAGTTATTAGCTAAGTATGCAGAGTTAGCAAGTAATGGCGAAAGTAAATATTTGTTTGAAAATATGGCATCAGTTTCTTTAAATTCTGCGACTAATAAAATGACGCAGCACTCTATAAAGCAACAACGTTTAGCACACGAAAACGAAGTAAAAGCTAGTCTTGAAATTTTAAAAAGTGAAGCAAAAGCTAATTATGCAACTTGGAATGATCCTAGTGGGCCATTTCAATTGCATTATGCTGGTGGTTTAGAAAAATTAAAAGAGCAAGCAATATTAAAAGGTTGGAATATAGATCCTAATGCAATAGATGCAAACGGAAAACAAATACCAATTAGTGAACAATATATAAAATCAATAAGAGAATATAACGATGACATATATAAAGACCTTATAGACAAACTTACTGATGATACAGAGTTTGGTCAAATAGAAAAATTATTTTTAAAATTAAATCCAGTATTAAATTTAAAAAAAGCCAAAGAATTAGAAGCAAAAGTAGAAAAAGATCATATGGAACATAACCAAGGCGTTCTTAACGACACACTTATTGCTAATAATAGCAATCAAAACAACGGAAATTTTTTAGATATAGCTAATACAGTATTTGCTTTAAGCAGCAACAACACTACATCTAATGGTATTGGTGGATCAGTTAAGGATGGTTTTAATAGTAATGATGAAGCTATTGATATTACTGGTAGTCAAAGAAATGAAAGAATAGAACTATTACAACAGATTGTAAGTACGTCTAATGTTTATAAAAAAATGATACCGCAACATCAACCAACCCATGTGTTTGCAATACAAAAATTAGGTGTAAGCAAAGCAGACTCGTTATATAGAAAAGCAGAACGAGAATACGAATTACCTGAGTTTAAAAGTACGTTAAAAGGTAAAGCTCGTGCAAATGCTAAGAAAGAATTTGAAGAAGAATTTTTAAAAAATCCAGACAATGAAAAAATAATAAAAGCAGCAATATTAGATAAATACAATGAATTTGTTCTTGATGCAACAGGTGATAAATATAATAGATTTTATGGTGCAACAAAAACTATATTTCCAAACCCACCAAAAAGAAGTGATTTTGCAACTGGTGCGTCAGGAGGTAGAGCATATAGTAAAGCTGTAAAAGAATTTTATCAAAACCCAGATAATGCAATAAAACAAAATCCCGGTGTTCGTACTGAAGATTTAGAATTTTTTACTGGTGAAAAAAGATTTGGAGGAAAAACTGGTCAAAAAGATTTTGATAAAACAAAAGCAGATAAAGCAGAAATATACCAAAATAAAGTTGCTAATGATTTAGAAGTTTTAAAGAAAAATGTTGACTATGATTATAATCCAGACACAGACGAAACAATAATAGTTGATGAAGTTACAGGTTTACAACCAAAAGAAAAGTTAGTAGAAAAACTTAAAGATACAGTTATAGATAAGGAAGAATTAAATTATGCGTTAAAAGATTTAGATATTAAATACAGTAAAATAGAAAACAAAACAAAAGCTATATATAATCAAGCTTTTAATAACGCAAAAGAAATAGCATTTGCAGAGCCGGGAGGATGGCAAAATTTAATTGCTAATAATATTAATATTGATAATTTTACTAAACAAGATCAGGAAATATTAAAAAATGGACAACCAGTAGAATCAGATGTAGATACAGAATTTGAATTAAAAAGTAATCCAGCAGAAGTTGCAACTAATTTAGAATCTTATAGTCACAAATTAAGTAATGGACATTATTTAGAATTAAAACGATATGCAGCATCTTTAAGAAGTGAAGATTCTGTAGTAGAAGCAACAGGTAATGTCACTATGTTAAAAGCTACATTAGACAGATATGACATGGGTGATTTATATACGTCTAAAAATAAAGAAAAGAAAAAAAGATATATTGCTATAAATGACGCATGGTTAAAAGAAATTAATGCACGACAAATAGCAAAAGGCAACGTAAAACTTACTTTGGGTGAAAAACAAAATGCATTAAACGATGTATTATTAGACAATGTAAATGTTGATAATGATCCGTTTTTAGGGTTTATTGGTGGTGGCGATACAAAAGATACAAATATATTTTTTGTTGATCAAGATCGTTTACAAGATGTTTATGTTGACATACCTTATAACGGTGAAAACGTAAGAGTATTTACAAGTAAAATTGATCCACAAGTATTAGCCTTAATTACAGAATCTTTACGCAAAGCAAATAAACCTGTAACGCAAAAAAATATTGCAGATTATTTTGTACGCAAAGGTCAACCTAAAAATGTAAATGAAGCGTTTGCATATACGGAGGAACAGTAATGTCTATAAATCCATTTGATGATTTAAATTCTTTAGCACCAAGTCAAAATTATAGTCAAAAAAATCCATTTGATGATTTATATGAACAAGAAAATAAAGAACGTGAAAAAAAATTAAAACAAATTTTAAATACAGTTTCTTCTTTAAATCCAGATAATACTGGTGAAGCACAAAAATTAGCAGAGCGTTTAAATTTACCACCCGGAGTTGCACTTAATAGTGATCAAACCTTAAATATTTTAAAAGAAAGAAATAAACGAGAAAATATATATCGCTTGGATTTAGCACAAACAAATCCAATATTAATGCGTCATTTAACTGATCCTAATTTTGCAGCAATAGCACAAGACAATGTAGAGCGACTAAGTCTTATAGAAGGTGTATTTACTGGTATACAAAATTTTCCTGAAAATGCTAGACAAGGATGGGAAAAAGGTAGGTTACAAGCTGAACAGGGTAAACTAGGTTTTCAAAAATCATTAAATGCAGATTTAGGAAAATCTAATGAAATAATAGATCAACGTATAGAAGAAATAGGTGTAAGGCTAGAAGAATTAGAAAGTGATGGATCTGGGTTATGGGAAAACACTTTTACTATAGGTGGTCAATGGTCGAAGACCATGCAAGAAGCGGTAAAGTTTGGTGTGGCTGGTGGTGCAACAGGTGGAACATTAGGATTATTTGGTGGCCCATTTGCACCTATTACTGTTAAAGGTGGAATTATTACTGGATTTATGTGGGGATTAACCACTGGTTCGGCAAAAGAGGGTTCAATGATAGAAGCAGGTCATCAATATAACGCTCTTATAGACATGGGTATTTCTCATGACGTAGCAAGAAACGTTGGTATAGCAGTTGGACTTGTTAATGGTGGATTAGAATTTGTTGGTTTAAGTACAGTAACAGCACCATTAAAAAGTTTATTGATAAGAGAGACTATGCAAGAAGTTAATAAATCTTTAATAAAACCTACTATGGCACAAGTTTTACGCAAAACTGGTACTGAAGCTTTTCGTAGTTGGGCTACAGAAGTAGGTACTGAACAACTACAAGAATTGGTAAATATAGCAGGTGAAGATTTTGCTAATTATTTTGAAGAAGGTGAATTTGAAAGTAAATTATTAACAGCAGAAGGTAGAACAGAAATATCACAAAGACTTGCTGCTGTATTTGAAATGGTAGCTACTGGTATGTTGCCACTTGCTGGTATTAGTGCAGGGCCTAGTTTTATTACTAATACAAGTAAAGCAAAAAAAGCAACAAAGGATGCTGCATTTATTGATTCATTGTCTACTTTATCTACTACGGATAAAACAAAAATTAGAAACCCAAATGCTTTTGAAACTTATGTACAGAATGTAGCTAGTGACAAAGACGTACCAAACATTTTTATAGACGCAGAAATATTAAATCAGCAGCTAAGAAGCAATGGTATAACTATGGAACAGTTGGAGTTATTTTCTCCGCAAATAGCAAATGATTTAAAAGAAATAAATGCAACAGGTGGACAGGGAGATATTGCAGTACCAACAGGAACATATGCTGCAAAAATTGCTGGCACACAATTAGGTCTTGCATTGCAACCACATATGCGTGTAACACAGGACAGCATGAGTGCAACAGAAGCTGGCCAGTTTGCAAATGAAAAAGAAACTCTTAGAGCAGAAGCAGAACAAATATTAAACCAACAAAAAGAACTGGCAGATGAATTAAGGAAAGACGCAAACAAAATACAAACAAATATAAATGATCAGTTAAAAGCTACTGGTGTGTATACTCCTAACCAAACTAAATTCTTATCTTATTTTGTCAGAGATTTTGTAGTTACTCAAGCAAACCAATTAAACATAAAACCAAGTGAATTTTTTGATAAATATTTTTACAAAATAACTACTGACGATAAATTTAACGTATCGCCAGAACAACAACTATTTAACCAAGATGGTTCAGTAAAGCTAGACACACCTCAGTTTAAAAAGTTTTTTGGTAAATCAGTTTTAAAAAATGCTGACGGCACACCACAAGTTGTTTACCACGGCACTACAGACAGCATAAGTGAATTTAAATTAGATCATCCAAAAAGATTAGATAGTGGTTGGTTAGGTACTGGAGTTTATGTAACTGATAATATTCTTTTGGCTCAAGAATATACAAAATTAAAAAAATTAAGAATAAGAGATGGTCGTTTACCTGCTGGCCCAACAGATCCAATTATTATGCCTTTGTATGTACGTTTAGAAAATCCATACGAAGCAACATTAGATGATAAAGAATTAGTAAGGTCAGGACAGGTAACGGCAGATCAATTTAGAGATAACCTTATTGCAAAAGGACATGACGGTGCAATTATGCCCGGTGAAATGAGAGATGTTAGAGAAATAGTTGTATTTGATCCTAAAGCAGTTAAATCAACTTTTAATAGTGGTACATGGGATACAGAGATAGCAAACATATATAAACAACAAACACAGGAAATATTGGCACAAAGAGGTAAACAAAAAAAAGGCAAGCCAATACCACAAGCTGTATATCAAATAGCACGAATTGTAGAAAATTTTGATTTTGCAGCTAGTAAACCATTTGCAACTAACCGAGATTTTAAATTAGAAATACAAAACCGTATAAAAGCAGAAGCAAAAAAAGCTAAAGTAGATGTTTCGCAATTTACTGTTGAAGTAGAAAAATATCTTGTACAAACTTTATTAGATGACGCACGTTTTGCTTTGCAAGAAAATGCAAATGCTGTTGGTTGGTATAACGAAAAAGTTACTAAAGCAATGAAAATAATATCACTTGTATATCCAAAAATTGCTACTGATTTAGAACATAGTTTTGCATTTAAATGGGCTTTAGCAGCTACATCTAACGGTATAGACGTTAATACAAACTTTAGATACGCAAGTGCTGCATATGAATATTTTGATCAAAATGGCAAATTACCAGAAAGTTTTCCAGAAGGTGGTCAATCTGCTCTTGCAATGGAAATAAGTTTTGCAACTATTAATGGTTTGATTGAAGAAAAAGGATTTAAAGAAGTAGAAGAATTTATGAAAACTAAACATACACGAAGAGAAGTTGAAGCATACACAGGAAAAAAAGTGACAGGTGGGTTTGGAATGGAAGAATTAGTTTATGGTTCGGCAATAATGGGGCCAAAAATTGGTAACGGATTTTTTGCAAATTTATATGGTAACTATGAACAATTAACTTTAGATAGATGGGCTATGCGTACATGGGGTCGCATGACAGGTACGTTAGTTAACGACAAAACAAAATTAGTAAGGACACAACGTGAACAAATAAAACAAATAATTAAATCATTAAGTAAAGAACAAAAAAAAGCGTTTGAAACAATAATAAAAAGAAAACTTACATTAGGTGATATAGACGCAGTAGGTAAAGCAATAGAAACAGCTACAACAAAAAAGGCTAATCGTATAGCGATGAAAGAAATAGCACCATTTACAGAAGATCCAAAGTATAAAGAAATATTTTTAGACATAATGGGTCAACCTAAAAAAGGTGATAAAACTGTAGGTCTTGGAGATTTATTGCGTAAAAGAGGTAATGCTATAGCAAAAAATTTAGACGGACAAAAAGAAGTTGTTTCTGGAGCGCCAGAAAGAAGAAACATAGAAAAAGTATTTACACAGGTGTTGGAGGTTTTACAGCAAGACGTTAAAGATCTCACAATGTCAGATTTACAAGCACTTGTTTGGTATCCAGAAAAAAAATTATATGATTCTGCAAAACTTAAAGAAGCAGTTATTGAAACAGGATATGAAGATAACGCAGCACCTGATTATGCTAACGCTGCTGTAGATTTAGCTGCTAGACTAGGTATATCAGATGTAGATATACAATCAACATTACAGGAGGTTGACAATGACTTATCAGTACAATCCGAGGAGCGGACAACAGGAACACAACGAGATGATGGAGGATCAGGAATATTACGACAGGGTAGTACTGAACAAACCAACATTGACGAATCTACAGGACTCCCCGTCAATGCAGATGGAACTGTCACCGTCTATCACCACACCAATAGAAGAGCAGCAGAACGAATCAGAGCTACAGGTGAACTCAGAAGTGCTGCAGAACCTGATGTCTACGTTACCACCA